CTTCTCCTTTTATTGTGCTGGTGGTTGTTCTTCAGTTTTTGCTGGTGCAACAGCATTTAAGAACGTGTTCAACTTGTCAAAAGCTGCCCCAACTGCTGACGCCTCAGTGGCCCCGAATGCTCCACGACGAACTGCAACATCTACCACTGCTCTGATGTTGATTAAATCTGTGATTGTTAACTCGGGAGTAGGTGTGCCTTCTGGTGCTTCGCCGCCCACTGCTTGAGTTTCCATTTGTGCTTGTTCTTGATTTTCCATTTTAAAATAATTCCTTTTTCTTATGTAAATGTTGACACCCTAATGATAACATAGTTAGTTCCTTGGCATCCTCTAGACCGATTTCTGTAATTTCGATAACCTTTCTAGTATGATCCAATCCGTAGTTTCTACAAATTGAATATCTACTGTTAAGATTATATTCAATCCAATGTTCCACGGACTTAACATCTATCCTATGATCTATAGAGAGTCTGGCAAAATGTTCTGGAATAAAGGATAACTTCCTAAATCCCAAAACATTTAACGCATTAACTGTCCCTCTATTTAGCGACATTATGTACCTACTTTATTTATAATAGGCTGTCTGGCCGAATGGAGAAACTATGGTTTCGTTGCCGTGTACAATAAACAATGAGTCGCAATAGTCCTCATCTCCCCAGCTACCGCAAGGATACCCGTCTGTAAACATGATAAACTTTTTGGGTTCAATACCTTCATTCTTCATAAAGTCATAGTTTACATCAAAGTCAGTACCGCCACCACCTTTACATTCATAGCTCATAATCTCATCTGCGGTATCACCTGTAAATTGTTTATAACCGTAAACTTGTGTATCAAAACACCATAAATCCAATTTAAAGTCAACATACTCATCCATAATGCCTTTAACTTCTGATAAGAAGTCTTTGGCCATAGCATCTGAAATACTACCTGACATGTCAATGGCAATAGAAACATCAATAGTTTCGTCATTGGTCATGCCTGGCAAGATAGCACCACTTTGTTGTGACTTCCGGTTAGGACGGCTAAAGCTGAAATTGCTTTTAAGAATGCTTTGGATATTCATACGCAACAGTTGACGCCAATCCATTTTAGGCTCAGTGAAATCTTTGATCATACGTTGAACGCCTGCTGGAACACGACCTGCTCCGGCACTCTGAGCAGCCGCTACCATGGCTTCTTTGATCTCATCGCGGATCTGTTTCTTTTCTTCTGCGGTTAAACGTGGACGACCTTTGCCCTTACCTTCTTGATCTCCGTCCTCACCTTCGTTGCCATCATCGCCTTCACCGTCTAAGTGTTCGTCTAACAACTCGCCCAATGAACCGATGTCAATCTTGTCTGCTTTCTCGTAAAGGTCGTCATAGATCTGTTCATAGCTCATGCCACGATACTTGTCATCTTGATAGATTTTAAGGAAACTTGGCACTGTACCAATTCTTTCATCTTTAAGAATTTGGTTAGTAGCGTAGTCGGCGGCAATGTTTGAAAGTATAGGATCGCGGCTATCACGACGTCCCATGTGATCAAATACATTGTGTAGAACTTCGTGTGCAAAACCAAACTCTGCTTCTTTAGGAGTGAGCTTGTTTACAAAACCATAATTAAAATAAAAGTTACGACCATCTGTGGCCAGTGTGTGACACCATTCACTAGCATCTATCATTTTAAGGCGTGTAGCTAAGTTACCAAAGAATGGATGACGTAGCAACAAACCAACCCGAGCTGTAATTAGCTTGTCGAGGATTTTTGCTTTTTCGGAGGCATTAAATGTTTTGCCTACCCAATCTTGTTTCTTTTGCTTTTCTGCTTTCATTACTGCCATAATAACTCCTAGTTGCGATAATACTATTATACATTCAATTTATCAAAAGAGCAAGTAAAAAAGGACCCCGCAGGGTCCAATTTTAACCTTCCATTGCTTGGATAATGTACTTACCATACTTGTCGTGGAACTTGTCAAAGTTAGCAAGTTTGGAAGCATCAAATGGCAGTTGATAGTTAGTCAACGCAACCTTAGCACCCATCACAACTAATTCAGTTGGGAAATTATCCATCATAAAGCCAAAGAAGTTGTCTGCCATGGTATCCCAATTCTTAGCTTTCTTACGATCTGCTTCTTGAAGCTCGTAGCACAGGCTAATTGTCAAAGAGTACATAGCTGAGATTTCTTTGATCTCAGACTTCTTAATTTTACCTGCCAAGATGTCTTCTGGCTTAGGCATCTGTTTAGCAACCTTGCGGTGAGCCATAAACTTAACAGCAAGTCCTTCACCAACTGCACCTGCAATCAAATCAGTCAATGTATTATCTGGAACGTCATCTTCTTCCAGCAACTCGCTGACAAACATCCAAGAACGGGGAGTAGCAAATGCCTTGCTAGAGCTCTTTGGATCAAAGTCATACAAGTCTTGTTTAGCAAAACCCAAATAACCTACAACCTGTTCGTGAACACGATTAGTAACAGCCCACTGGTGCCAATCTTCAAAATCGCAACGGAGTTCAACGTGCAAGAAGCGATTGGCCAACGGAGCAGGCATACGATAAGTCACGCCTTTATCACCTTCACGGTTGCCGGCGGCAACAATACTAACACCCTTTGGCAGTACATAAGTACCAACACGGCGATTAAGTACCAATTGGAAAGCCGCTGCCTGTGTAGCAGGAGCCGCAGAGTTCAATTCATCCAAGAACAAGATAGCAGTGGACTCTGGATCTGTGGGCAATTCTGCAGGAGGAGCCCAAGTCATTGTATTGGATGTAGAATTGTAATAAGGAATACCTTTAATGTCGGTAGGTTCCCACAAGCTCAAACGAACGTCAATAACTTCACGCTCTTGCTCATTACCGATTTGTTTAACAATATCGGATTTACCAATACCAGGGGGACCCCACATGAACACAGGGCGTTGTTTTTTGATACACTTACGAATAGCCGCTTTGGCTTCGTTAGGGCTAACAGTGCGATTAGCTGACATTTTTTCTGACATAATCTACTTTCTTTAAAAAAACTGTTGAAGCTGTATTTTTTACAGTATGTTAATTATAGCAAAGATCTTGTCTCTTGTCAAGTGTTTTTTAGTTTTTCTGTAAATCTTTCTCTAGCTCTTTGAAACTTTGCAATGTTGCCAGAAAACAACACTAATTGGACTGCCATCTTTTCTCCAAATACCCAAATACGTTTATTGTTTAAGTAAAATGGGCAGTCCATATTTTGGTCAATCCAAATGGCTAATTTATTGGTAAAGAAAATGGGTTCGTCAAATCTAATCTCATAGCATTTGATATCTGCTTGTTGCAGACATTCAAACCCTTGCTCAGTAAGTCTGAGCCCGCCTTTTTCTTTTTTTCTTGGGTTTACCCACCAAATTGGGATAGTTTGTTTAATCCGCTTTTCATCTGCTACAAGCCCTTTGGCTTCTAGAACGATTTTGGTTATTTCATGCTTCGGATTCATTTATGACTTTTTCGCCGGTGGTTAATTTATAAACGGCAAAGTCAGCGGTATTGAATAGCTTGTTTAATTTTTCAGCTAGATTGAATGCATGACCGCTGTTTGAAAAACTAACTTTTTTGTATTTTGGACCCAGTTGTTGTGCAACTACACTGGTAGTTTTGAGATTGATCGGTTTGTCTTCGTAAAAAACTGCCCAGATGGCTTCAGACTCTAAAACTTGGTCAGTTTTATAAGATTTTTTATTAGTTATTTCTAACAAAACTTTAGGTTTAGGCCTGCTCATAATATACGTATCTCCGAAAAGTGCGTATATATTTAGCAGGTTTTAGAATTTACCACCGTCTACTTTTATCTCAATCTTGTCTGGAAATTGATTTTCTGACAGCATTTGATCTAAGTTTCCACTTAGTCTTGTCATCACAATACTAAGACTGTTCTGCAAATCTGTGGCTTCTTTTATAGTTAAAGTTAGGCTTTTTTGATTGCTTTTAATAGCAATTCTGGTCTTTTCTAAGAAGTCTTCTATGGGTAATGTATTGAGTTGTTTCATGTTTTGTTAACAGTATTAAGCATAGCCTTCATTTCGATCTCTGTTTTATAAGGACCGTGAAATGGATACCGTTCTAATGTAATTAGTTTAGGACAAAAACTCTTAACCCAACCTTTGCGGAATTTGATTACATAGTATCCTGCACAATATTGACTCTTGCTTTTGGCACTCTTAGCAAATAAAGGCAATTTCTTTTTAACATTATAAACTGCTTCGTAAGGTTTTGAACTACATGGAAATTCGTAGATTTTATAACTAACAGGTTCTATTTCAAACTTAGCAGTTTTCTTACCTTCAGCAAGAGTAAATCCAAACTCATCAGTAAGTGCTTTGAGATCTTTAAAATTAATCTTCTGTCCTCTCCTAAAAAATTCATAACCTTTTTTTAGTTTTGCTACCGAACCTATTTTTTGTCCATGGTCTTCAATGATCCATTCTTTATTTGGTATTACTACCTTTGATATAAAATTCATGCTATATACCTTGCATTAAGTGGGTCAGCATAACTTTGCACCTGCTCGCTAATTTTCTGTAGGTCAAACTCTGCACAGAATTTTAACAAACGAATTCCAACCTGGGGAATATTTTTATCTGCGGTAGTTGCTGTATTAATAGTTTCTTTAATTAACTCTTTAATATTGTTGGGTTGTGCTGTAAGATCGCAAAGTTGTACATTACGAGTGTAGTCATCTAATACACGATGCTCGGCACCTTCGTGGTCAGTCCAACGCTGAAGCATCATGTTGTTCCAATTATATCCGCGACTTTCGCGATCGGCAAAGGCTTCACGGAGACCAACCTTATTCTTTGTCCCCTTCTCACGTACTCCCGGATAAGCAGAGAAGATGTTGTCGGAGGTGTCGCCACGCATACACTTCTCAAAGAGTAACCATGCAGGGTCCGGTGCGCCCTTTGCTTCACCAGTCTTTTTATCTTTAACAGGCTTACCCTTTTCATCAAAGTACCCCTCATGTGTAGTTGTAATTTGCATCACACCGTTATACTGTTTCACGTTAGGTGCAATGAGTTGTGCAAAGTCGCCATCTGTCGAAATAATTACATGGCTGTCGGCTGGATGGCTTTGAATAAAACCCGCAATCAAATCGTCTGCTTCTAACTGCGGATGTTGTAAAACTGTTGTATTTGTTTTATTAATAACAAAGTCTTTAAACTGATCAAACGTTTCCCAAAACACACGATCTTCTTCTGCTTCTCTTGGACTCTGTGCCGCACGAGCTTCTGTGCGTTGACGCTTGTAAGGAGCATAAAAGTCCTTGCGCCAACTACGCCCCTCTAAGAAGAAGATAACATGGTCACCGTTAAAGTCGCGCCATGCTTTACGGACACTGCCTAAAACTGTAGCAAGGCTCATACCTACTTTGTCTTCTAGACTTCCACGAACTA